CAAGTGGTACTGTATCTCAGCTTGTCGATTCTGCTTCTGGTATCCATCCTCGCTTCTCTAAGCATTACATTCGCAGAGTACGTAGCGACCACAAAGACCCGCTTGCAGTCTTCATGGGAATGGCCGGATTCCCTGTAGAGCAGGACGTTATGTCACCTACGTCATCAGTCTTTAGCTTCCCTGTGAAGGCTCCAGAGTCCTCTGTGACGGTTAAGCAGGTAGGAGCTATGCAGCAGCTAGAGCTTTGGAAGGCTTACCAGAATCACTGGTGCGAACATAAGCCAAGTATCACTGTGTACTATACGGATAGTGAGTTCCTGCAAGTAGCACAGTGGATATGGGAAAACTTTGATCTGTGTAGCGGGATTAGTTTGTTGCCATATAGTGACCATGTATATCAACAAGCTCCTTATGAGGACATCAGTGCTGAGGAGTACGATAAGCTAGTAGCAGAGATGCCGGTGGGGGTGGATTGGAATGATCTGGAGAAGTACGAGGAAGAGGATAACACGACAGGAAGTCAAGAGTTAGCGTGTGTAGGTGGAGCATGTGAGATAGTGTAGACTCTGTAGGTACTAAAAAGCCCTGTGTAGATGACTACGCAGGGCTTTTTTGTTTACTCTCCAGTGGCTTCTTTAGCCTCTTGTAAAGACGCTATCGTTCTAATTGCTGTAGTAGGTAATATAATCTGAGCTTTTATAGCACCTTTACCTAGAGACTCTGTGAGGCCCAAAAGTTTTTTAGGTGGTGTATCTAAAGGAGCCGTCACTATCCTGTTAGCCTGAGCCAACAAGTTAGGCTTATTAGCTATAGTTCTTATTAACAGAGGACTTCCTAAATACAAACCAAGAACAGCTAATCCAGCAGCTCCTCCTGCCGTTAAAGCTGCTACACCAGCAGTAGCTCCACCTACCCCAACAAGACCTAAAGCAGCACTACTACTGTAGTAATCTAGTAAAGAGTTAATTCTTCGCGGTAAACTACCTTTCTCTAGTTTAGACAAAGACTCTACAAACCTAAACTGTTCTGGCGTAAGCATTTCTTTGTAGTGCCTTAACAATACCTTATCTTCCGAAGTAGCCCTAGTAGCTACTCTTTCTAACAGTCGTGGGTTGTTAATAACATCGCTTAAAGCATTAGCTCTTAAAGGTGCTAGTATCTCGTCCGCTGTTTTTTGTGACAGTCCAGCCTCTTTAGCCCAAGAGTTGACCCTGTTCTGAAGCGCGGAAAACTCGTTGTATGATGAGTTATTAGAGGGCAAGAACTTCTGAGCAAATGTTGGCTCCAGAGCCTCGCCTCTAGCAACCTTAGTCACTAACTGGTCATTAATAAGCTGTCCTGTTTCGTAGTTCCTTACAGACTCGTCTAGCTCTTTCCTAGCTTTGCCTATACCGGGAAAAAGAGAATCTAAATGCTTGTACTCAAAACCCTGTATATCTTTAAGTTTCTTAGCTAACGGAGCAGCCTTGTTAGGAGCTAGTTGTTTTTGTAAGTCCCAAGCAGTTTTGTACATGTTCCTGTAGGTGTCTATACTTACTCTGTCACCTTCCGAAAGAATAGCGTTAATGTTCTTCTGGTTTTCTACAAGACCCTGCATACCATCTACCATAGACTTGAGCGCACCTGTCGGTATTACCTGTGCAGCTCCTTCTTCAGTCTCGTCTTTAAATATCTTTTGGCTTGCGGCAGTCGCTCCTTTTTTAGATACGAGAGAATTAAACCTATCAACACGAGCGTCTAGCTTGTTTCTCCATCCGGTATAAGCAGCATCTCTAGCAGCTTTAGCTCTACCAGCTATTGCAGTTAGTTGAGGAATAAGCTCTTGACCAAGCTCAATAGTGTCTCTTGGTTTTGCTCCAGTTTTTGCAGCAGTGTTTATAAGACCTGTAGAAGAATTAGCTACCTTCTCTGCTAGTTTATAGCCAGCAGCTCCTAATCCTCCTCCTATAAGACCGCCTAAACCTACTCCTAAAGACCCCTGAATAAGCCTAGACTCTAAGTCTTCTCCAGCTCCTACCCCAGCCAAACCTGCTTGTGTTGCTCCTGCTGCGGCTGTACGTGCTGCTGTTTGTCCTGCTGTAGCACCTCTTCCACCGACACCAAACAACAACTGCCCTGTTTTACCAAACAAACCGCCAAAAGGTATAGTAGCTACAGAGCCTACAACTTGACCAGCAAGGTAAGAACCTCCAGTCTCTTCTTTATAGGCGCTGAGTAACGCATCCTCTTCAGCCTTACGAGTATCGTAGAGCTGGCTAAAGGTCTGCCCACTAGGGTTATCAGTCAGATAGGAGGCAGCGGCAGAGGCTCCTGCTATAATCTCGTCTGCAAACTCAAAGGTAGCTCCTTGTAAAGCACCTCTAGCAGCAGCGTCCACTGAAGAAACATCAGGGCTGTCTGCCATAGCATAATAAGCCTCTGCTTTATTAAGATACTCCTCAGTATCGACCAATGCTTGATTACTCTTGAGCCAAGACTTTAATTCTTCTTTAGTCTCAGGTGCTGGTTGTTTATCTATCCTGTCTTTTATAGAGTAGTATATTTCTGCCCTCTCAAGATACTCCTGAGTATCGACCAATGCTTGATTACTCTTGAGCCAAGCAGCCGTTTGTTCCATAGTTTCCCTATCTAGTGTAGACATGCTTAACCTCCGAACACTCTTTTGCTTTGATCTGCTAGTCTTTGAGAGGGTGTTCTTGTGTCTTCTTTTTCTTCCTCTTCAGGATCTACGTTTAACAGCTTATCTCTGATTAAACTGTCTCTTAAATCTTGAGGTAGAGGCTTCTGCTTTGTTTCTGTAAAACCTCTTAATTTACCAACAAGCTCTTTGTTTTCTTTAGTATTGAAAGCCTCGTCTGCAAATTTAGACAGTTGTTGCTCCAAGTTTAAAGGGGGTTTCCCTCCGTTTTCTGCTATAAGTCTACGTTGTTCGTCTAAAATGTCGGCTTTTAATTTATGTGCTGAATCGTACACATCAAGAAGAAGTTTGTTACCTTCTGGAGACTTTAACAAATTAGGAACAGAGTCAATCAAAAACTCTAAATCTTTGTTAGAAGTAGCACCGGGTAGGCCCATGTCAGATTTAGGATTTCTAACAAGTAGTGCAAGTTGATTAGAGAGGGCTTCAAACACTTCTTGTTCTGCTAACCCTTCTATTTCTTGTCCGGGCATTAAAGCCTGTAAATAACCCCTAGCACTTTTAAGTGCTCCTGCAAACTTACCTGTTCCTGTTCCTCCCATGCTATCTAGTAGTTTACGCATAGTAGAAGTTTTTGTTCTTAACGCTAAAGAATTACTAAAAGCCTCACTTCTTTGCTGTATAGACCCCACAATGTTCCTCATTGTTTCTTCTTTAAACACTGCCTCAGTAGTGTCTATTAGTTTTAACAAATCTAGTCTTTTTTCTCCAGTAGCTTTATAGTGATCTTGATAAGCCTGTAAACTTTTAGGAGTATATTGTTGAGGATTAAGATTACCTAAACCAGCGTCTTCTGCGTCTGCTTTAAGTTTTTGTATACCCGCTGCCGTCTTAGCAGCTCCGACTGTGTCACCACTGGCTAGTTGATACTTAGCTAGTTGAGACAACCCTTCTGGTGTTTCTAAGTCTAACTGACCCATAGCCTGAGCTACTGTTTCTTCATACGAAGGCGCTCCACCACGGGTTAAAGCTCCTATAGCTTGTCCCGTACCTGCTGTAGTCTGTGCGCCAAACTGTCCAGCAAAGCCAGCAGTACCGGGCATAGCCTGTACAGGAGCTGGGCCACCTACACCTGTCAACATCCTTGCAATATCTGTTCTAGCCATCTTAACCACCTCCTCCAAATATTCTACTAAATAACCCGCCCACAGCGCCTGCTGCTTGCTGCCTTAGAGCTGCTTCTGCCATGTCTTTTAACGAACCTGTAGGCATAGCCGCCACTGTAGCCTGCTGTTGAGGAGTAGCTGGAGTGCCTAAAGCAGCACCTAACAATCCTTGCTGCTGTTGTAGACGTAACTGATTAGCTAACTGCTCAGACTGTATCCTCGACTCTAAACCGCCTAGCTGTAATTGCCCTGCAATCTGTTGACCAGTCCTACGACCAACATCAGCAAAGCCAGCAGGAGTAGCACTAGCCTGTAGCATAGCAAGAGCTTGTTGTTGCGGCTCGTAGCCAGCAGTCATTAGATTTGTAGCGCCCGACAGAGCTTGCCGCTGCTCTGATAAGGCTTGCTGTCTAGCACCTAAGTTAGCACGACCCATAGCCTCCTGACGCGCTGTCTCTTGCGCTAGTAGCTCAGGGGAAGAACCACCGTAAGCAGCACCAGAGATACCTAAACGGCCCTGTGACAGCATACGAGCCTCTGTAGCAAGACGCTGACGCTCTTCTTCAGGACGCTGTGTAGCTCTTATCTGCTCAAATATAGCAGCCTGCTGTGCCGCAGGGTCTTGACCTACCTGACCAAATAAACCCTGTGCCTGACCCATTAGTTGCGCTTGTAGAGCTTGTTGCTCTGGAGACAGGTCAATACCAAAACCACCTTCAGCAGTAGTAGAAACACCACCTAATCCACCAGTAACGGTGTAGGGTCTAAACTGTGTAGCCTCGCGCCCTTCTTCTGCTAGTAAACCTAACTGCTCTTGAGTTTCTCTGCCTAGCTGTTGAACATCTTGTATGTTTTCACGACCTAAGTAATATTGACCAGCACCTCTGAGCAAGTTCTGAATCATGTTACTACCGCCAGCGGCTTGGCCAGTCTGCGGAGAACTAAGCATGGTTTGTGTCTGTTGCGTTGTTTGTTGAGTAGAGGGTGTAAGTGTTGGCTGATAATCTAAACCAAACAAACTAGCCATTGTGTTGTTAGCTGACGCTAGATCAAACGAAGGGAAAGCAGAAGAGCCTATATCGTACAAGCTAGGTACAGACAAGCTAGACTCTATTTGCTGTGCCATTGTAGGAGGAACATAGCCAGTAATAGGATTAGCAATAAAACTACCTGTATTAGAAGGCGCGAAAGGATTATCATCAGGTGTGTAGTTCCCGTACATATCAATAGCCATTAGTACGACCCTCCAGTAATTGTGTCAGCCGTTAATGTGCCTGTTACGTTTACGGTGGCGGCTGTTATTAAATCCATAAAGCTCATGTTATACACCTCCTTCTAAAGTAGTAACTCTTGTTTCTAATGAATCAATCTTAGAAAGAGCTTCTTGTAATGCTTTTGTTAATAAAGGAACTAACTTAGACTGATCAATACCTTGATAAGCAGGTAATGTTAATATCTCACCAGTAGGTAGATCATCTTCATCTTTAATAACCTCAGTACGCATGGCATCTTTTTCGCCACTAACAGCATCAGGAACAACTAGCTTAGCCTCGTGTGCTATGAAGCCGTCTACTCTTTCTCCTGTTTCTAACCATTCAAAGTTCACAGGATTTAGAGCGTTGAGCCTGTCTATAGCTCCAACCATAGGCTGTACATCATTCTTTAAACGATAGTCAGAAGAAGTTAAGTAAGCAGTGGCAGCCCCACTTGTCTGTATCTGACCTACAATACCATTAGCATTCTTAAAGACTATATGTCCTACAGTACCTGTACCATACAGAGTTTGATCTGATGTCAGCGTGTAAACACTTCCGTTAGCCAGACCAGCAGAAGTAACACCACCCCAGAACTTAACTTGGTTAGTTCCTGTAGGTACTGTCATCATGTACTGGCTGTAATCAGCTTTCATAATAGCTAAGTCACTAGCACTGCCTGTGCCTACGCCAATACGAGTGCCTGCGGTTGCGCTGTCATCTATAACAGTATCATTTAAGTTTATTAGGTTTTGAAAAAAAACCTGCCCTTCAAAAAGATTTTTAGATGTTCCTTTCTGAACAAGTCCCCACGTTTGTGCTGAGTTGGCTGTTTGTTGGTCTATCCATAAAGCATAGTTGTTTGTTACTGCTCCACTACCTGAACGAGTAACATCATTAATTTTAACACCGTAACGAGTAGACACTGTGCCGTTAGTTACTTGGGGAACATCTACATAACCATAAAGAATACTTGTCGTACCTGAAGTAGCGTGGACAACACCATTCTGAAAAGGAGCAAAATGACCATAAGAATTAGTACCTGTAATATTTATTCTTGCGTCATAAGATGCGTAACTAATAGTTCCTGTTTTATCAATAAGGGAAGAGTCACTAAAACAATGACTGTTACCAGCAGTAGTTGAGTTATTTACGTTACGGTTTACGTTAACCATAGGGTCTGAAGAGTTTGTGTTAGTTCCTCTATCACCTATATCAGCCCGTCCAGTTAAAGCAAATGTACTAGAAGCAACTAACGCACCGCTAGATGTGAGAGTTCCTGTAAATGTAGGACTAGCTACATCAGCTTTGCTTGTTATTGCTGTGGCTATGTTAGTGTATTCTGCGTCAATCTCTGTACCACGTACAACTTTATTTGCGTTACCAGAGGGCAGAGAATCTTTAGCCGCAAAGTTAGTGGTCTTTGTGTAGTTGGACATTTAGATAAGTCTCCCAAGTAAAGCATGTATGTCAATTTTTTGAATAGAAAAAGATGAGTTATTAATTTGAGCTTCAATACCAATAGTAACAACAGAACCGCTACCACTAGTGTTTACAAAAGGCGTGTTAATCACAGCAGGAAATACACCAGAATACTGACCTAAGCCGTATTCTGCAATGCCATACTCAGAGCGAGAAGCTGAAGAAGGATACGAGAAAACTTGCTTGTTGTATTCTGTTGAGTAATCATAGCCCCAGTTAAGCGTTATGTCAGTGCCTTGTGCGCCTACAATAGTCAAGTTAAACTTCTTTAAGAACTTGAGATTAGAAGCGTTACCAAAGTCTGTAGGGTTACTAAAGTAACGTAGCTGATAGGTAGCTGTACCGTCTAGGTAGCCTGCGTACTTAACAATGCCTGTAGACTTGCCTATGTAGATGGTCTTGTCTTCTAAACGTGCAAAGGACAGGGGGTCTAGTTCTGTCCATGTAGTAGCTCTGTGCGCCCCAGATTGGTCTATAGGGCCGCGCATGTCAAAGCAGTACACAGTATTGGTAGAGGGTAGAGAAAGCAGGTAGAAGGCTTCGTCTGCGCTATATAAAGACTTAATAGGCAACTGCTCTACGTTTACCTTCTCCATCAGATCGTTACGGACATTCTTACTGATGTTACGGATAGGCAGAGACTTTTCTTGTAGCACTCTACCAAAGCTACGTAGTCCTGAGTCTGACAAGAACAGTACGTCAGTGCCTGTGTGCTGTATAGAGTCACGAGCTACACAACCTACACCTTCAATAGTGTCTGCAAGTATCAGCGTGTTAATAGGATCAGAAGTGCCTTGATAAACAACAATAGACTTCTTTCCAAAAATAATTAGGAAGTCATTGTGTTCTGTTAGAGCTACTACCTCATCAGTACCTGTAGGCCACACAAGAGTTACGTCAATACTACCTGACGCACCACCATGAAACTTATTACCTAGCAAAGTATCTGACCAGTAGACAGTGTGCTTGTTGCCTGTTAAGTCTGCTACCCAAAGTCTACCAGAGGCTGCTAATACTTCATTGCCTGAAGGAGCTGCGTGTGAGCCGTCTACTGACAAAGCTAATGTAGTAGAGCCAGCGGTAGAAACCAGAGGAGCATGACCACGCTGGTAGAAGTGGACGTTGTTGTTAAACGATACAATCTTCCAGTTGTTAGCTGTTATGTTGTATCCGCTTGGTAGCGTTACTTCAGCAAGAGTAGTAGTGCCAGTAAATATCTTGTTGTTGCCTACAGAGAATACAGTCTTTGTACCATCTGTAGCAACAAACTCGTGTATACCTTCTATACCACGGCTACTGCCTAACACAGAAGAGCCGTTAGTAGTGACTGTTTCCCAGCCCTTACGCGCCCCTATACGGCCTAGCTTGTCAATAACACAGTTGTCAGCAACAGCAGCAAACGATGGGTCTACGCCTATAGGTGAGTCCTGAGTATTGAGTCCAGCAAAGCCGGGAGCTGCAATAGTAATGTTCTGTAGCTGTTGAGCCATTATGAGTACCAGATAGTTTCTTCAGGATGTAATGCAGCGTCCATTGCTATAGCGTCTGCTAGTGAAGCATCAGCTAGTGCGAACAGTTCCGCTGCGCTAGTACCGCCAGTCTCTCCTCTCTCTCTTGCTCCTAACGCTGTAGCCAGACGTATAACAGGATTATAAGGCACGTTCAGTGGGTCTGTGTCGTTGGTAAAGTCTGTAGTACGTAACACCACATTAAACCGCAGTGTGTACGCAGCGTCAGGAATAGGGTATAGATCAACACCGTTTATACCGTTAATGCTGTAAAACTGAGTAGTGCCTTTAGGAACACTAGGGAAGTCTAGGAAAGCGTTGTCAAACCACTGAGATGGCTTGTACTGCAAAAAGCAGTTTTGTGTGTCGTTGGTAGCATCTAGTATCTTAATAGTGTTGTCAGCGTCTGTCAGTACATAGTTAAAGACATTAGCCTGTGTGTCTACTGTCAGTGTGTTACGCAGTCCTGTCCAGTCCCAAGCGTTCTCTACTGTACGTTTAGCGTCATTAACATACTCACCTATTAGCTTGGAGTAGCTGTTCTCGCCTACGGTAGAGACTTCGTTTTCACGCAGCCTGACCAGCACCTTGTTAACCAGTTGTAAGTATGTCATTAGAGTGAAACTCCTTGTTTTTGGAATAACTCTTGTAAAAGCTCTTCTTGTGTTAGTTGTTGTGGTATGTTTAGTTCTAAACCGTTGTCATAAGTAAATTCAGACAAAGGAGACTGTATGTCTTCATAAACATAAGGCATTGTTTGTACGTCTCCAAACTCTAACGTACTAAAAGGCACTAGCTCTTGAGTGTCTTCTACTTTTGTTTTAAATTTAAACAACTCGTCAGCAAACAACGAGTCAGTAGTTCTAGTGGATGACATAGGAACAGCGCCAGAGGCTGTAGCCATCATTCCGGACATTGTTAAATCAACACTAGGTAAATCAATACTAGGTAAGTCAATATCTGGTAACGCGTCTCTAACGGCTGTGTCTAAAGCAGATAGAGCATCGCCTACAGGCCGTATAACAGCGTCATCTACGTCTTTAGCTACTTCTCGTACAGGTTGTATAATAGCATCATCTACAACGCTGCCTCCCGCTCTCACAACGTCTTCGACAGCACTGCCTGTTGTTTCAGCTACTTCTTTAATTGGTTGTAAAACCTGATCATCTAAGTTACGACCTAGCTCTTTTACTGTCTCTGAATCCCCTACACCATCTAGAGCGTTTTCTACAAAACGAGCAAAAGCTGTACCAACTTCCCCAAGAGGACGTACGAGATCCCTAACAACATCTTCAACAACCCTTAAGTCTATGTTAGTTTCGGGCAAATCAATAGAGCCTAACGTGCCGCCCTCTCTGATGTATTTACCTAAGCCCTGCGCCAGTGCCTCATCTAACTCCGTACCTCCAGCTACAGCAGCTACAACCTGACCTAAACCTTCTTGAAAATCATCATATTGTATTCCTGCGCCTTCAATGGTTGCTTGGTCTAACCCTACTGCGTCTAAACCTCTGTTAATCAGTGGTTGACCTACAAGAGCTAGAGCAGCTCCTTCGACATTACCAGCGGCTGCTACATTTAGGGCAGTCTGTGTTTGAGCATAAGTAGTGCCAAATAAGCCTTTTCCTGTGTTAGCTACTCCCGGCCCCATTTGACCCACAGGCATTGCACTAGCAGATGGAGGAGCA